AGCCAGAAGAGGCACCTTGATTGAACGACATATGTCACCGTCAGAAAGGGGGCGTGCCGAAGTAGGACGAAAAATTGACGGCAGGGTAGATGCGGCGTTCCAGAATGTCGGGCGGGCCAGACGTGCCGCCGACGTATTTCTGCGAGCCTGTTTCCGTCAGAGGCTGCGGAGTACCGGCCGCCACGTCAGTGCCGTCATCGGCTCGCACGAACGTGCGGAACTTCGGCCCGCCAGGCGAGTTGACGTAATGCCATCCCACGTGCGGCAGCAGCAGATTGTGACCGCTGCGCCGATAGACGAGCTCGACCGTGATCGACCAGAACCGCAACTCTTCGTCGTTCACGACCTCGGTCTGAGCGCTCCCGCTAATCCCGGCACAGAGCCAGGTGTGAGCACTGCCGCCGAGGTAGGGACTCGCGTTGATCGTGTTCGTCACCGCTGCAGCGTCAGCCAGCGGAAACGCCGCACGGTTGCCAGCAATAGTCGCCCGCACTTCGGACTCGACCGCCTGGAGCCCCTCGAAGAAATCCCCAGCCGCGTTGACCAGCGGGCGCCGGTCGGCATTGCCAGTGCCGTGGTAGTACGTGAGGGCCGGCACCTGGGCGCCACCCGTAGAGAACGACCACACGTCGGGCCGGGCCAGGGGATTCGGGTCCAGGTCTTCTTGCTTCGGCACCTCATACCGGCAAGTTACCTCGACGTGATGGCGATCCGTCTCCGTGATGGACGCATCGAGCATCAGCAGGTACGCGAACTCGGGGTGCGAGTCGCCGTGGAAGATGCCGATTGCGGAAATGATCGACGCGGTCGGCGTCGGTACGTCCACTGTCACGACGAACTTCCGCTCGGCGGTAGGGCTTTCGCCAAACTTGTGCGAGAAGGTACGCGGGAGAACTTCGTTGGCGAGCATGACGGCCATTAGATTTGCACCGGTTGGGCGTTGGCTTTCGCGATCTCGCGTTTGATGTCCTGCAGTTCTTTGAGCTGCTTGCGGTACTCAGCGACGGCGGGATCTTCGCGGCCCGTCGCCAGGGCCAGGAACTGAGACGCCCCTTCGCTCGTGCGGACGTCGTTACCCTGGAGAGCCTTCTGCGACACCGTGGCAAGTTCTTCGATGCGGTCGCGGTCGATCTCGGCACGTTTCTCGGCGTACTTCTCTTCGAGCTTGCCGATTTCTTCGGCGACCTTCTTGGCCTCCTCGAAGCGATCGACAACGGCCTGCGCCGCCACGCGGAACGTGTCGCCGTCGATGATGTTGTCATCTAGGCTCTGCCGCAGTTCGTCGATCTGTTGCTGGGCTGCAGAGAAGGCGTCAGGAGCGATCTGGAAAGCGTCGAACGTGAACGCCTCTTCGAGCTGCTGATTCGCCGCGTCGATGGCCTTCTGGTTTTCCTCGCGTGACTTGGCGGCACCGCTGGCGATGTCCTGCTCGCGGGCGAGCACTTGATCGAGTCCAGCAAGTCGGGCTGACAGGCGGGCCTCTTCAGCGGCGTCACTGGCATCGGCTGCCGCCTGTTGCTGCTGTTCCAGCCGGAAGATTTCACGCTGAATCGCCAGCACGTTCTCGGCAGCCTGCGCACGCTGCGAGTCGCCGCCAAACTCTTCCTCGATTCGCAAACGCTCCAGGGCAGAGTCGGCAACTCGCTTGTCTGCCTCTACCTTGGCGTCGGCTGCACGCTGGGCTTCCTCCGCTGCCTTCTGGCGTGCCTTGGATTCATCCTCGATGACGCTGATGTTCGCTTCGAACTCCTTGCGGGCGTTCTCAGACGCCTTCTTCGCCTCGTCTGCCGACAGCGTCCCGTCGGCCTGGAGCTGTGCGATCTCTTCCAGTTGGTTCTGGAACGCGATCGCCGCGTCGAACCCAGCCTGGCCAAACTCGGCGGCCTTCTTCGACGCCTTGTCGATTTCGTCGCCAAACTGCGTAGCAGCCAGGAGCGTTCCATCCCACGCTGGCGGGACAATTCCATTGACTGCGTCGGCCGTCTCTTTAGCACGGCCCGTAAGTGTTTCCAGTGAATCGGAAATCACGCCGATTGCGGCCAGCGTGTTAAGGCCAGGGATTGCACGCACTACCGAAGTGCTAGCCGCCTCGCCGAGTTGCGGGAACGCAGAGATCAAACTTGTTACTGAAGACAGGATCGTGTTCGTTCCCTTTGTTACGTCGCCTGCCGAACTGGCAAACGACGCTGTGACTTGGTTACTCGCCCCCTTCGACGCGAGAGAAAGTCGGTCAAGTTCGTCACCGAAACGTTGAATTTGCGCCGCCTGCTGGTCGGTGATGGCGCCGCCAATGCGTTCAAGGTCAGACGCTGCCCGGTCGAGCGTCGCAAAGATCGGAAGCAGTTCAGTCCCAGACTTGCCGAACAAGTCCATGGCAATCGCGGCACGCTGTGCAGGATCTTCGATCCCAGACAGCGAACGAGCCATGACTTTGAACAACGCTTCCGGCGACTTGTTTTTCAGGTCATCGCTGGAAATGCCAAGCGTTCGGAAAGCATCAGACGCCGCCTTGGAGCCGCCACGCGCGTCATTCAAAGAGCGGAGGAACTTATTGAACGCTCCTCCCAAAGATTCAACACTGGAGCCGGAAGCCTTGGCGGCCGCATCAAGCACTTGGATAAACTGAAACGAAACGCCAACGCGTTCCGCCAGTTGACCAAGCCGTTCAACTTCGCCTTCAAGAGCGACAAGGTTTTTCGCCACCGCAACGCCAGCCGCCGTGAATGCAGTGAACGCGCTAATGGCAATAGTTGTCGGATTGACAAGCGTTCCGATCTGACCGGCAAACGCCTGCACGCCACCGCCTGCGCCAGAGAACACGCGGTTAAGACCTTCGGCGGCAGATGACAGCCCAGACAGCCGGCCAGCCACGTTGCCAATCGGGCCGGGCAACGCCGAGAGGATGCCGCTCAGTTCGTTGAAGGCCAGCGTATTGCCGCTGCCTGCCGCGTCAGCGGCGGAATCGTATCTCGCTGCGGCGACCGTGGCCTTGGCGTAGCCTTGAGCCGCACGCTGCAACGCCGCGTTGTAGGTGTCCTGCGTGATGCGACCGGCCTGTAGGTGCCCGTTGAGCTCCAGTACCTCCTGGTCGTACTTCTGCTGCGGCGACAGGTTTGCCTGCGTGATCTGGGCCGCGCGAGCCAGGGCACTGGCGCGGTCGGCCTCGGCCTTGGCTGCGGCCTCATTCGCTCCGCTCGCGTCGGCGGCCGCACGGTCATACGTCTGCTGCGAAATGGCACCCTGCTGGAGCAGGTCGCCCAGGCGTGCCAGCGTCGCAGCCCGCTGCTCCTCGGCCGTCGCAACCTGCTGCGTGATCTGCGCCCCTTCCCGAAACGCTGCCGCAGACGCATTCGCCTCCGCAGTCAGCGCCTTCAGTTCGGCGACGTACTGCTCGGCAGAAATCTGCCCAGTGCGTAATGCACTATTCAGAAACGCGGCATCCGTAGCAACTTTTGTTTGTGCAGCCGCTGCCGCTTCGCTGGAGCGAGTGAACGCATCAAATTGCGACGCCAGCCCGTTCGCCTGCTGACCAAGCCGCAGCAGTTGGCGCTCCGCCTGCGACAGTCCCTTGGACATGCCGCTGGCGTTCGCCGTGAACATCACGTTGAGGCCAACTGCTGTGCCAGACATTACTTGCCCATCGCTCGCTTCAGACTCTCCAACTGCTCGAGCAGTTGCAGGTCGTGCTGTGGTGGTTTCTCAATCGGTACGAAATCTTCAGCCTTGGGCGTCCTGCCTCGCGGGCAATACGGAGCCAACGCCGCACTCGCCAGCAATCCTGTTTCCCGCCATGTGTCAGGCAGCGGCGAGAAGAAGCGGTGATACGCCATCCACTCGCTCAACTCGCGGGAGTCCATGTCCCGCATGAGTTGCTTGACCGTCATGCCGAGGAAACCCGCCAGACGAAACATGAACCGCTTCGTCGGGCGGATGGCTAGTTTTTTGCGAGCTCCTCCACGTCCTTGTCGGTCAGGGCGTTGTGTTCCATCGCCTTAGTCCAGATGCGGCCGAGCACCTTGCTCGACTTCTTCGCAAGAGCCTGGACACCCGCATCGCCCGGGAAGAGCAGTTCACCCTTCTCGTCACACAGGCACTTCGCCAGGAACTTGGCGCGGAAGTTTTCCACGCCCTTGTTCTTGTTGAGCACCCAATCGTTTTCGTAGGCGTCACGCTCGCCGCATGACATGACGCGGCAAAACACAGCGCCGCCCCACTCGGGCACCTTGATCTCCAAGAGGCCCATATCGTCCGCCGCGAGAATCTGGTCAGCCGTCAGTGCCATGTGTTTCACCCGTCGAGGATCTTGAACGTCACGCTGTAACGGGTCACACCGTTTACTTCCGGCGCGACGTTCAATCCCTGATAGACTGCCTTGCATGTCAAGGCGGCGCCGCCACCGCTGATCGTCAGGTCGTTCCGCAGGCCGTAGTTGCTGGTCGCGATACCGACCGAGCCAAGGCACGTCAGAGTGACGCTGCCCAGTTCGTCGGTCCACGTAGAGTCGCGGCCCTTTGGCAGACTGCCGCCGTACGTCCAC